AATAGCGGCAATGGACTTCATGTCTTCTGGACATTTGACCAGGATGTGCCAAGAGATCAGTGGCGTGTGGCTGCCGGTGTTTTCAAATCGATATGCGCCCACTATAAGCTCGGTCAGGACGACACCAGCCGCACCGCGGATATATCCAGCGTACTGCGCCCCATAGGTACCAACAACGACAAGACCGCGAAGGGTCTCGGTGTCAAGCCTGTGAAGCTGATGGGTACTCCAAATCTAGTGCCGGTAAAGTTTAAGTCCTGGGTGGCCAAACTATCCCAGATCAAAAAAGATTTGGGACTGACCGTGGCGCCTCCTTCGAGAGCCCCTGTCTCTGGGATAAACGACGATCTCGGCGGGGGTTTGGAGTTTGAGCCGGCATCTGCCGAAATAATAGCCGACAAGTGCAACCAGATACGCCTGTTCAGGGATAACAAGGGAGTAGGTCAATCTGAACCTCTGTGGCGCATATGCCTTGGAGCGATAAAGCACGCAGTAGACGGGCCCCAGTTCGCGCATGAGTGGAGCAGCGGACATCCTGGGTACACACAACAAGACACTGAAGAGAAGCTTTCCAACTGGAACTCAGGACCTGCTACATGTGAGTCGTTCAAGAGCATCAACCCGGCTGGGTGTGCTGGGTGTGAGTTCAGTGTCAAGGCACCCATACGCCTGGGAGCTATACAGCCGCCTGTGGTCAGCACAGTTACATATGTGTCAGATTCCGGGGAAGAAGCTGTAGAAGAGCTTGGCACACTCCCGGCTGTGTTCGAGGGTAAATTCCGCAAAGGGGTGAATGGGCTGAGCGCGTATGAGAAGGACGAAAAAAACGATTTGGTTTGGGGTGTGATAACCAGCTCGATCCCTGAAGTTATAGACTACTACCGGGACGTTGAGTCTGGTCAGTACCGGGCTGTCATTAGGGCGTACATCAAACCTGGGGTGTACAAGGAAGCTGAGATCGACGCCAAGGTATTTGGTCAGGGCGGGAGCGCTCTTCTGGGCGCCCTATGCGGCAGCCTGATGATTTCAATCAAGCCGGGAAAACTGAGGTCGTTGGAGAGATATATGCATATGTGGATTGAAGAAATAAAGCGCGTTCAAGCCGAGACGGCCATGTTCACGCATATGGGTTGGTACGACGACGGTTCTTTCTTGTACGGAGACAAGCAGTACCTACCGAGCGGAGAGATCAAGACTATCAAACTCAAGCCAACCCTGCGCAAGCTGGCGGACTCAATGGTTCCAACAGGCGATCTGGACAGATACAAGCAACTGGTGAACCGGGCTTACAACCACCCTAACCACGAGGAATTCCAGTTCACGTACCTTGCTGGGTTTGCGTCCATCCTACTGCACATCATTCACCCGAAACCGATCGGTATCGTATTCAACGCTTGGTCCCGAAAGTCAGGTGCCGGCAAGAGTACAGCATCGAAACTCGCCGTGGGAATTTGGAGCAAGACAGACATCGTGGACGCTGATGGAACCACCCCTCTCGCGCTTACCATCACAGCCGGCATGCATAGAAACCTGCCTATGGTGTTGGATGAAGCGACCAACTGGAAGGGTGAGAAGATCGGTGAGTTCGCCTACAGGTATAGTAGTGGGATAGCGAAGATACAAGCCAAAGCTGATGGTGGTCTGCGTGACAACTCGGATATCAACTGGTGTAATTTCCTGCTCACCAGCGGTAACAAGCCTATGTCCGAAAATATGTCCATGGTGTACTCGAACGCAGCTCCGCAAATGGCCCGGGTGTGGCAGTACCGGTTCACTGAACACTACACATCCGCGATGTCGTCTGTGGAAGGCGCTGAGGTGTTCCAGGAGCTCATGGAGATCACAGGTGTGGCCGGCGAAGTGTTCCTGCCTTATGTGGTGCAGAACCGAGCTGCGCTGTTCGATGAGTTGAATCGGGTTGGTGCTGATCTCATGAGCGACGCTCACCTGGAGCGGGATGGTCGCAACTGGAAAATGGGAGCTGCATGTGTGTTGGTGGCCGGCAAGATCGCGCAACAACTTGGATTGCACAAGTTCGATATGGTAGCGCTGCGTGGATGGGTGATTGCCAGGTTGAGGGATTTGAAGTCAATCTCAAGCGAATCGGTACGTGATTTGAGTGACATGTTCAGCTCGATGGTTGCTGAGTTGCATGGCGGGTTTATTGTCACCTACACCATGGGCGACACCAGGGCGAAACAGGTAGCGCACTACGTGACAAACTACGGGCCACCACATGGGGCTATTACAGGCCGGGTGTCAGTGAATACTGGGGAGATGTATATATCGACGAAAGCAGTCATAGATTGGTGCAAGAAGAACGACGTTAGCTACAGCGAGATGAAGGCTATTATCGAGTCGAAAGGCTGGCTCAAGGATGTAGCAATGGTACGGCTTGGGACTGGAACCGACACGCAAACCCCGCCTACCAGGTGCTTGTGCCTGGCCACCAAAGCATTCGGCCATTTGAATCTTGTGAAGCCTAGCGAACCATTGAACATGTTAGAGGAGGCTGTGTGAAAAAGTGCTTGTGTGATCTTAGAACTAGGCTGGTTGGAGATGGCTGCGAGGTTTGTAACCCTGAGCTGGCTGAAGAGTTACGGCTTGAAGCTGCAGAAGCTGCGTTCGAGGTCTGGGTATCCAAGTTTGATACTACCTCGAACCAATATCTGGACATGGGCGCGAATGAGTATTTTATCGCTGGGTATCTCGCTGCCTTGGAGGAGAGATTATGAACGACTTTAAAATTGGTGACCGCGTTGAAAAATGCTCAGGCGATTACCACCTAGAGGGTGTAGTTGTTGCTGTATTCCGTACCCTGGCTGGGAAAGATCGGTATGTGGTCGAACACACGCCACTTGCGCCAGGAATGCTGCACATCTACGGGCCGACGAATCTGAGGAGGCTGTAATGACCAAACGCGAACACTTCGAACGCTGGCTGAAGACAAAAGCGTACAGGCTGCCCTTGGACTATACCAAGACAGCCGATGGGGGTTACTACCATAACGACATGGTTGATATTGCGTACCAAGCATGGCTCGCAAGCCCTAAGACACGGCCAACGGAAAACGGAAGGGCAACTAAAGAGCGGCTTGCAGAGTTGAAGGCTGATACGTCTGGCATCGTTGACAATCTGCGAGGCATCTATGCAGGAGCGGCTGATGCGTATGCGGTAACGCCGTTGACTCTGAAGGCAGCGGATGAGATTGAACGGCTTCGTTTATTGGCAGGAGAATTCGCCGGCGAAGACAGAGACGAGCTAGTAAGAAGAACTATACACCGTCTTGCAGAGTACCTAAAGACAACAAATAAACCCGAAGACCTATAATCCCGCAGTCTCATGCACAAACCTTCTTGATCCTTTTTGAAACTGAACCCCTCCGGCAGTGTTGCGTTCGCGCTTCATCTGCTCGCGGGGGGCTCTGACAAGATCACTCATCGGCTGCTTGGCAAACCCGTTCTTGGCTTTTGACATCTGGACATCCTGCCACTCCTGGCGCATCTCAGCCATGGTGTCACCATCGCCTTCTTTCCAGGCTTTTACATAGCGGTGCTTGATCTCACCGGTTCGCTCTTTGTAGAAGTTTTCATAGTCGATCTTGGCTCCCTGCACCAGTTGAGTCTTGGCAGCCGTTTGGGTCCGGATGCTCATTGAAGTCAGGAACGAATCCCACAGGCTTATTTCCTCTGGGCTTAGGGTCATGTCGTTGTTCTTGTTCGACATCCCCTCGGTAGCTTCCCGGTAGGCTTTCATTGCGTTGGCAAGACCGTTGGGCAGCATCTTCTCGAAGCCCTTGTAAATCTCTCCTTTCTGCATAAAACCAATGCCATCAGCTATACGAGGTGCAGTACCGCCAACAGCTGGGCCCAGCAGTCCAAGCATGGTCTCTGCATACCCTTTCTTGGAATCAAGTTTGATGTCGGTGAACGGTAGAATGCTCGTCATGTTGCCGGCGCCCAAGGTTCCGGATAAGTCCATACCAGCCATGGTTGGGGCGCCCTTGAGGAGTATGTCAGCAACCTCTTCATTGCCGATCGCACGTCGGGCTAGTAGCTCAAAGTCTTCCGGCTCTTCTTCATCCCCAAACGCAGCTGCAAGCCCCATGCCGACGAGACTCATGGCCGGCATACCCAAGGCTCCAGCCATAGCAAAATAATGTCCTAGCGTGTATGTAAGCGACGCACGGGCCGCTGCTTTTACTTCCTTTGAGTCTCCCTTGAAGGATTGGTGCGCCAGGCGGGACATGAGCGCAAGCTGGATAAGCTGGAACTTGCGGAATTGTACGAACAGCTTGGGAACCTTGTTGAGCAGGCTAGGCGCGTTGAACGTGGAGTAGTTGCCGTGGGTTGTACGCACAACCTGTTTAGCCTCTTCGATACCCTTGGTACCGCCGCCAGCGAGCCGGTATGCAGCAAGGGCTGTGGATACACGGTTCATTACTTCAACCTGCTTGACCAGCGTTGTCATCTTGTGGACTGCATCAACGGCGCCCTGCCCCAACCCGCCCCGGGACTCCCAATAGCCCATGTCCATATTTATGCCGATATCCAAGATACCGAGCTCCAGGAGTTTCTTGAGGGCTACCTTTTCGTCGGCCTTGATAGGCATGGCATCGATGTCGAAGTTACCATCCAGGAACCCCTGAACCGCGGAATCCTTGCCGAACCCATCAGCCAGGTCTCTGTATGCTTGCGTGAGCGTAGATGCTGATTTCATATAGCCGTGCCTCCCTGCCATTACGGGCAAGGACATCATAAACGGCTGTGTCGCGTTCTGCAGGTAATATGCTGGCTTTGTCAGGAGCATCCACACAGAGTTGAGCATCAGGATTTTGTCCTGTACCGGTGTTGGCCTGTAGTCCATGCTGCCGGCATGACGGCGCAATATTTCGTTGAAGGCGTTGGTACGATCGGCTCTCCCTGAGCTGTTGTCAGTGGTGCCGTGCGCCTCGTTGCGCATCTCTGTCAGGGCATCCTGAACCTCTCCGGTATGCATCAACGCAGCCATGAAGTGCGCGTCAGCCTTACCCTTGGAAGCGAATGCCCGAAGCATGTCATCCGATGCACCTTCAATATCCTTGCGTTTAAGATCGTGCTTGCGTGCAGCACTCTCGGCCAGGTTGGACAGGTACAAATCCTTCAAGAGCTGGTTGATCTGGGCAGTGGCTTTTTTACCCTCTTCGGAGTTGTCCTTGAAGTGCTCGTTCACCATCATCTTCAGGCGCCGCAGAGCTGACCACGGAGCTTCTGACATGCCCTTGGCGTAGGCTTGCTTGGTAGCGCCTACAGTGTTTGCGTAAGTGCCTTCCAGTTGCTTTGCAGCCCACTTGGCGGCGCCCAGGCTGTCATGGAATTCAACCCTGTAGTGCATGGGGCTGGTGCCTTCCTTGTTCAGCCACTTGGTGTCTCCGTGCTTCTCAGCATCGATGCGTTCTTGGGACTTGGCCACCATGACGAAATCACCGAACCGTGACAGAGGAGCGTATGGGCCCTTGAAAGAGTTGAACTGGGTGTCGAACAGGTGCATCTCAGCCTTGCGCTTTTCCTGAATCTTGGCCTTGTCGGCCTCAGAAGCAAGCTTGAGTTCTTCGTCAAACCCCGCGTTGATTTCAGCCCTGACCGTGGCTGCCATGTTCTTGCGCGACTCGTATCCATGCTTGAAAATCTTGTCCGCAACCGCTTTGGATTGGGCTGAGAGAGCGTTATACGCAGCTTGGGCTGTCGGGTTGACTTCTACCTTGTCCAACCATGATGGCTGGTATCCCCACTTCTGGTCCCGGGTTGACTTCTTCAGGAATTTGTTCAGGGCCTCCTTGTCCGGAACTTTGTATGCTTCGGTGGCGATCTTGTCGATTTCGATTTCGAGGCGGTTCTTGACGGCCTCCTTGCGGTCCATCGCATCGAAGAACTTCTTGGCTGACGGCAGGGTCTTGGCAACCATATCTGCCAGGTCATGGCCAAACGAAAGCCCCATCACACCACGCTGGATCAAATCCTTGATGTTGGTAGCAGCGATGAACGCAGGGCCCTGCAGTGAGGGCGGCAACTTGGATACGTTGCGTTCGATTATGCTGCTTGATTGATATGCGGTCTTGACTCGCACAGGGGTGACAGGCACAGCCTTGGCGCCGAACTTCTTCTTGACAGAATCCAGAACGAATCTAGTGGCTTGCTCCAGAGAGGAGTAGCCCATGCGGATCGCCGCACCGACGAGTTTGGTCAGTACCCCGAGGAGGTCTTTATCCTGCTCAGGTGTTAGGTTTGCCCGTCCGACTTTGGTGAGTATGTCACCCAGGTCTGATAATGCATCTTTGAAATCTTGGGCAGCGTCGGTAATGCTTGGATTACTAGCGTCGAACTTGCCGTTGTTCCCGGTTGCCGACTTTACTTGAGAAGGGTTGAAAGCCACGTACTCATAAACGGACGTGTTCTCGCCACCTTTCTTGCCCTCGTGGTGAATTACACCATCGTATCCAGCGTCTTCCAGGTGTTGAGTAACTTGCTCAGCGGAAAGGCTGGATATGTCCTTGCCTTTGAAAATGTCCGGGTGCTGCTTGTCAATAAGTGCGATTGGGTCATTCTCCATGATCGCATCGTCGTATACCTCCAGCGGGTTCTGGATAGACACATAAACAGGCAGAACCTGGCCACCGTCTCTATTGTGCTGCGACGCATAGATGTTGGCATGATCTTTAGAGCCAAGGTATATACCCGCTCCTAGAATCCCCTCACCACGTTGGAACGTATCGATATCAGAATGAGTCCCATGGTAAACCACCAAAGGCTTACCATCCTTGTCTACAACCTTAGAGTCATCGAACCACTTCTTGAAAGCCTCAGTAGCTGTCTGAAGTACAGACTTCTTCTCTTCAGGCTTTGCAACAGCACGCTTTTTCTTTATTGCGACGACAGGCGCTTTTGCCGGGCTGCTTCCACTCTCAGTGCTCGGTGTTCCGCCTTGCTGTACGCTGCGTGACCCTCCGGGTCTATCTTCTGATACTCCTCCTTTTCCTTCGGAGTCATCTTCGCGAACTGCAGTATTAGATGGTGCATTGGATATTTCTCTTTGTCGTCCATGTGTGGTTTCCTGTCGTCGGGCTATATCCCTCTGCTCTTTCTCGAACTCGCGGTAAGTGAAATCCCCGTTTTTATACATTGTATAGTATTCAACGAGCTCTGCCATCTCATCAAGAGTCAGCTCATCAAACTTAGGCGTGACGCCGTCCAGAACGTCAGGCATGTCATCCCAATCTTCCCTTACCTCGCTCGCGTAGGGCGAACGCGCAGCTTCGGCAATGGCCTTTTGCCGGTTAGATTCTGCTTCGGACTTTCGTTTTTCAAGGATAGCTGCCTCAATTTCTTGTTCCTTAGCGGTGGTAACGTCAGGGGTTTTGACATCAGCTTGCTCCTTCATTATTTTGTCGGCTTCCCCTTGAAGCTTCTTTTGCTTAGGGGTCAGTGGTTCAATCGCTACTGATGCATTCGGGCTGTTGACAATGCTCACACCAGAATCAGGGTCTTCAGATACATCCTCTATGGCAGCCGGCGCCGCACCCATTGCAGACACCCTATCAACGACGGTCTCGGTTATGCCCAACCCTGCAAGCATCTTGTGGATGCGCTTGCGCTCGTTCTCGACTGCTGTCTCTGTCGTGGCTTTCTTCTGCCTGGCGAGCGAGGCGATCGCCGCTTCCTTGAACGTCATGGTGGCCCCATCCCCAGTGCCTGTTATGTCCTGGATGATCTGGGACTTCTTGGGATCGGCCAGTGCCTTAGCATAATCCTTGGCGATGGTTTCCCTGGGCAGCTGAACCTGCTTGCCTTGCCGGGTTACTGTTACTAGATTGCTTTTCTTGGCAGGAGGTGCATTGCGCAGCTCGTCCAGAGTAACCTCTTTCTCATACGCTGGATTACCATCCTTATCAGTTTCCCCAATCTTGATAGTGATGTTGCCATTATTCGCATCGCTGAGAGCCTGGAGTGTTGAAATCTGTTGCGGTGTTAGTTTTTGTCCTTCAGCAGTGTGGAGGAACGCCGCGTATTTCTTCTCCACAATGTCATGGAAGAACGAAGCTCTTACTGCCCCGGTGCGCTTCATGTACTGGGCGTAGTCACCTTCAGGGGTGACCGAGATGTGGTCTTGACCTGTCCCTATTATGGTGCCATCTGGCATTAGCCAGGGGGATGTGGCTTCGTCGCCTTTCTTAGCCACGCGATCCAGGGGCATCTCATACCCGCCGTTATCCTTTATTTCCTTAGTGAAATCTTGTCCTGACCCTATTCTTGGTGGATCACCTGGTTTCCGGGGTTTTTCCGCTGCAGGGGGCTGAACGCTCCCTGTACTGGTTGGCTGAACCCCGACGTTAGCGGACCTTCCCACTGGTTGGCCTTGACTGCCAAGTACTGCCGGTGCTGCAACTGGGCTTGCTTTTGCTGCTGGTTGAACCACACTTGGTTTCGGCTTTGCACTCTCTTTCTCCTTGTTTTGTATTTCCTGCACCCTTGCAACCGACGGATGCTCTTGGCCGGTTAGGCGTTTATACACGTCCTGCAGCAATTCGACTTCGGGTGATACCTTGCCAGTAGGCCCAACTTTTAAATCGATCTGGGCGCCTATGCGTGAGGCTGCATCCTGCAAATCAGGAGCTGCTCCAATTAATTTAGCTGCGCTGCTGGTGATGTTGGCGAAGGTCAGTGGCTTCTTCTCACCATTGGCTATCGCCGTTTTGTTCATGTTGTTGAATGCGTCTACATACGCTGACTCCACCTGCTTGCGCAAGGGTGGTTTTTGGTCTTCAGCTTCCTGCAGCTTGGCTATCTGTTTGTCCAGAGCTCCGTCAGGATCGTCATTGTGGTAGGGCTTGCCGTTGAACAACGACATGTTGGTGCCAGCGATCGGTACGACACCTCCTACCTTCGAGATAATCGCATCACGTTTGGCCTTGGCCTCCTGGGCTTGAGCCTCTTGTTCCTGTTCTGCTTGCTGTTGCTCGATGAGAGGATTACCGGCGGGAGGCGCCGGCATGTCCTGTTGGGCTGCGGGGGGAGGTGTGGCTACCGCTGCTTGGGCGACTTCTGCAGCTTGATCTGGTTCTTCAGTTTGGTCTTGTTGATTAGTTTGTTCAGGCTGCCTTGCACGGCTACGGCTAATCGCACCCATAGCGCCACCGAGTGTTCCCCCAGCGAGGGTGCCTTCAATACCAGCTCGCATCATGCCTTCAGTGAGAGGCTTCGCTTCAGCTAAGTTCTTGGCACCCTGCTCCACCAGAGACTGTGGCAGCTCTTCCAGCAAACCTTCTTGGGCGGTGCCGGTAGCACTCCGTGCTACGATCCCTCGCTTGACCAGATCAACAGGCCCGGTACCTCTACCACCTCCAGCCATGAGAGTGTCGATATCAGCGATTCCCATCTTCTGGGCAATGCGGCCACCGGCCAACCCTACACTTCCACCAATAACACCAGTTCCAAGGGAAGCTGTTGCTGCACGCTGAGGATCGACGTTTTTGTCTATTCCTTCCATTTGCTGGCCGGCCATGACAGCACCTTCACCAGCTGCACCCCTAGCTACCGCACTTCCTCCAATGCCTTTCAGGGCCCTACCGTACAACCCACCCAGAGCCATTGAAGGCACAGAGCGAACGATATTCAGCCCGGTGTATTCAGGGTTCTGAGCGTAAAACTTTGCCATATCCACAAACCCCTTGTTGGGGTCTGCTTCAATAGCATCGATCTCGGCCTTTTGGGCTTTGTAAGCGTCGGAGTATTTTGCCTCGTCGGCCTTTGCCGATTTGCTCGGTTGAAAACCTGTGATTTCTCCGACAGCGTCAGCTGCCCGGGAGAATGGGCGATCTAGCCCCACAAGACCTGCAGGTATATCTGCCAGTCCTGTGATAGCGCCTGGTACTTCCTTAAACCCTTGGATTAGAGCTGTCTTGGCGTCGCTGGTGTTTTTCTTGGCTGCTGGGGCGCGTCCGCCCCAATCTTCTTCCCACGGCATTGACCCCTGCTTGGACGCTCCTGACCAATCTTCTTCCCATGGATTCATCAAATTCTTTCCCAGCTGGCACGATCGTTCGGGTTACCACCGACAAACCTAAAACCATTCCGAACTGTTCCGGGGGCTGGGCCAGTACTTGAAGTTGCCTGGCCTTGAGCGGGTCCATAAAGTTGATCCCCAGCGCCCTGCTGGATTCGATTGGCTGCATCTCTCAACTCAGACACTGAGGTATCTCTAGTAGCACGCAGTTCAACCATATCCTGTATTTTCGACAGGTCAGTTATTGACAACCCAGGTTTCGATGGTTCTCTGAGCTGTGCGGCCTTGGCGTTGTATTTCATCTGAACGCGATTGAACGCATCATCCTTCTCCGCCGGAGTCATGGTGGGATGATCTTCGATAGCCTGAAGCTCCTTCATGCGTTGCTCGTTGAGCTCAGGGGTCAGCCCGGGAATTCCTCCAGAACCGCCTCGGTCACGCATCGAAGCAGCACGAATCCCCGCAACCTTCTCGCTGGACAAGTTCTGCTCCCTTCCCAACTGCAACTGGGTCTTGTTATTTGCCTCAGCACGTTTGTCCAACCCAGCTTGGGTTTGCTCGAACTCCAATCTTTTCTGTTTGAACTCGGCGTACTTGGCCGGGTCCCGGCTCTGTACGAGCATGCTGTATCCCTGGTGGATCATGTCCAAGGTCAGAGGCACCTTCCCGGTTCCGTCAGGAGTCTCTACAAGAATGTGCATGCCATTCTTGGGGTCGTTCTCCACCCCTTTGTATTTGATTCCTTTTAGCCTGTCGTCGTTGGCAGTGATGATCGGCCCAACCTGCTTAGCTAAATACTCTACATTCTTCTCTTTCTGGTCCATGGGTAGGTCTGGGTCCATCAGAGAAAAGTACTTGTCATCCTGGGTTGCCCAAGCAGATTCTTTCTTATCCTGGCGCTGCAGGGCCTTCAACTCCAAGTCACCACGCTGCATGTCCATCCGGTTCTTGGTAATGCCCTGGGCTACCGTCGTGGATTTTGCAGCTTCTTCCGGGTACCCCTGCTCGGAATATACTTTCGATGCTTGCTCGGCACGCAGGCCGGCCATTTGCTCGGGAGTGAACGCTGTGTCCTGCTCTATCCGCCGACCACCAGGTAGTTGAACCATCTGGCTAGTGCCGCGAGCACGCTGCGACTCCAACCCAGACATTGTCGGAGCGAAATCATCCATTACCTGTTTATGCTTGGCAGCGAAATCTGGGTCATCCGCACTTATCTGGGCAATGCGATCCTGGCGGGCCCGCAACCCTGCGTCGTACGCATCCTCGCCTGACGCAACATCTGTAGGAGAAAAGTTGCCGGCTTCAGCTAACCCTGCCTTGAGCTTGGCGTCCCGATAGCTGTTTATCCAGGAATTCCCTACCTGAGTCCCAACAGCTAGTCCATGTGCAAATCCCATGCCTTTCCCCTATTTGAACTCAATCCCAAGCATTTGGTAGTCAACAGCCATAAACCCATTAGCACCCATAACCACAGCAGCTGGGAACACATCCAGAACCTCGTCCGCCATCACACCTTCGTGCCTGACATAGCCCCACAGGTATTCGAACTCATACAGATTGAGGTCATGCGCGGTCTTCCCAACAAGCACTATGTTCTTCTTCAGGCGACGATCTGAAGGCTTGGGCCCGAAAGCACCAATACCGGCGGAAAGAAGACTTCCGGCAGTGCCCACCATCCCACCAATAAACTCATTCTGCATGTTGTATCCTTGGAGCTGGCCTTGGTAGCTTCCAAGACCTAACTGCCCTTGCTGGTTGTACCCTTGCAGCGCGGTGCCAAACCCTTGGTTCATAGCATTCTGCTGCATCACCCCTGCCTGTACGGGCTGCATGCTGGCGTTCATCCCTGCTTGGCTTGCCCCAAGAGCGATCTGGGAGCTAGTGGCCTGGTTTGATGGTAGGTTACGGCCCAATGCTGCAGCGTCCGCTCTTTTTGCCCACCCAAGTTGCCTGGCTGCATTCCTAGCCTGGTTCATTGCATTGGCCCCTATCGCTGCGTTGCTTACACCTTGAGTCCGCAGCATGGCTTGGTACCGGCCAGAGTTGGGATTCACACCCATGGACTGCATTGTGCGAGCGTTCTGTGCGTTCTGATTGCTAAGACCAGTAGCCACATCCCCTCGGGCCAGATTTGCGTACTGCTCCTGGTCTTCGGCGCCCCCGGCGTTCATGGCCTCATTCACCATCGAGTTCTCGACTGGAAAAAAGGTCGACTTCAGGCGATCGAAATATTGCCTCGACAAGTCATCGTTGAATTGCTGAGACGTAACAGCAGAATCCGCAAATTTTTTGGCGAGATCATATGTTTGCTGGCGCATTGTCGCGCCTTCCGCATACACCTGTTTGTTCCAGGCAAGGGTATCGGCAGCCACCTGGGCACTCGATGCTGCAGCCGCACCTATATTCGGGTCTGGTTCGGGTGGCTCTGGAGCACACATAAAAAGTTTTCTCCCTATAGAATCTTGTTCAAGCCATCCTCAACATGCTTATACCCAAGCATCCTGAAGAATCTTCCGGCTCGATTAATCACTTTCACGCTAACATCTATTTCCTTGACCCCCAGCTGCCGCAACCCACTCTCTGCATAAGCAATAAGCCGTGCTGAAGTTCGGCCTTTACGAGCTTCAGGTAGAAGGTACAAGGCATCTTCCCTAGCCATCAATGTTTGGGTGTGCATGCTCTCAGAAACATACACAGAAAAGTGACCTACCAGCTTGCCGGCGTTGCGCAGGGTGAATACGATTGCTCGCCCTGCTCGCTCGAAACGTATGAATTTTTCGTAGTTTGGGTTGAACTCCAACCCGTGTCTGTACTCTTCAGTCTCTGCCCAGTGGGCCGCATGCAACGGCTTTATTTCTTCTAGGATGTCTTCCATTCGCTCGCAGGCAAAGACAAACTCTCCGCGGATTTCAGGACGAATCTGGTCAAGAGCATCAGGTGAAACTAACACCTGCACCCACTCAGAAGCCATAGCGATAAGAGCGGCTATCTCAGGTGTTAAAACCTTACCGATGTTGGATTTTAGTGTTGTCATTAGTATGGTATTCATGTATTGCGTTTATACCATATTTCTTGTTTTTTGTCTATTTCCCCGACGCATTCATGCGAATTACTATTTGATTTATCTTTGTAATTATGTCGGCTGTACTTGCAGTAGCCGCGAGCTGCGCAAGCTCTCCCTGACGAGCTCCTGTAATCAGCTCAATGTTCTCCTTTATCGCGCCAATAGTAGTACTAATATTGGTAGGGGTAACCGCGGGTATGGAAGGTTTTCTGATAGCCATTAGCCCATCCTCAGTTCAGCCACGCTAGTGGCCATAAAAAACGATCGTGCAGCCACTGTCCCGGAGATCACAATCTCCCAGGTGTACGCACGCACAGGGGGAAGCCTCAAAGGCCCAAGGGAACCTACCGGTACCGAGTGGACTAGAACATCATCAGCATAAAAAGTCACAGTAACCGAACGGCTCTCAACAGATGAAAGCGTAGCCAGTGCACTACCGTTGACCGTGTATTTATTCAAGCATGCTGCGTTCATCTCGCCCAGTGTTCCGGATGTTATGTAAGAAGCATTCGCTGCAGCTAGGGTTGCATTGGCCGCTATGATCGCGGCGGTGTCAGCGGCGCCGTCATAATCCGCATCGAGTTGATAGCAGGTAAATGCTGTTGGAGCATTCACTACGTACCGCGGAGACCGCCACTCGTATGACAAGTTGTTATAAGGGTCCGCGTCAAATTGATACAGAAGGTCATCTACATTCGAGACGCCGTACAGTTTTGCTGTGATCTGATCCACGTACAGGGCGCTTGCATCCCATTGAAGTTCCGTCAGTGCAGGCGTATCTGACCGGGATAGGACAATTGCCTTACCTTCCTCCCCATACGTCGCAATGTAACTGCCACTATAAATCTCGGCATTCATGGAGCTCGGGTTCAGTTCCTGCCAATCATCCCGGCTGTACAGCGCCTTGGATACCACATCCATTGTCCCTGGGCCTATACCCACTAGCCCATTAGGGGACGCGTAGAGAACCCCGTACTGATCCTGGGCGATTGAACGCTTGGAAACGCACGGTTCGAGCAGAGGCAGCTTTTCCTGGGTCATCGAGCTCGGATGTATTCCAGACATGACGTATGGCCGGCCTTCGGTGCAAACTACCAGGCTGGAACCAAAAACACCGAGTCCTACAATCTGGTTCTCCACCGAGAGCGAATATGCTGTAGGCCAGGCATGCGGATAATACGGCTCGCAAAAATACACATCGTTTCCTACGAACCCGGCCATCATGCCGTTTGGCATATTCACCAATCCTTCCAGGTCACTTGGTGGTTCGGCCCAGTCCAGTGAAGGTAATGCATCTCCTGGTATGCTCGCTGCAGCCAGGGTGTCGCTGTACGCCTTTGAACCCGTATGAACCCCAGAGCCCGCGGAAGATGTATTGATAGCCGCGCCACCGGATGTCAACGAGATTTGGAATGAGTTCGCTCCAAGTCCCGCAGCTATGACGAAATAGGCTGTGTTGGCTGTAATGCCGGTAGGCAGGGCCCCGGTCGTGCGGAAGAATACTGGCTGCCCTACAGAAAATCCGTGGCCGGTCCAGGACACCACTGCTGGGGATGCGTTTGTAATAGTGACGGTCGCCTCGTACACAGCTTCTTCTGCGACCAAAAGATACGAGTCTGTTAAAGACCTGTAAATCCTGCGATGTGTGATGTTCTGGTTTGTAATGACAGGGTTTGAAAACCCACTCACTGTCACAGTGCACCCAGTAGGCAGGACAGAAACGGTGGTGGCATCGCTCGGCGCCGACTCCTCCAGAACCGAACCAAACGTAGAGATGTTGGTGTACACATACGCCCGGGTCTCTGATGTTCCTGATCCATCCACCTTTACCAAAGTAGGCGCAGAGCTTGGAGCAGTCACACCCAAGGCTCGGTAGGCTGCCGGCCATGGGCCAGCACCGGTTGTGGCGAGTGCTATGTTTGTCTTTTTTGGTGTTGAACCTGCCGTTGTGTAGTAGATTCTGCGATCGGTGGTGTCCGATACTTGACTAGGTGCTATGTCAACATCAGCGTCCCAAGACAGCCACTTTTCAGTTGACCCATCTGTCAGGCGGTATATCGTAGAAGTATTCGCGGCAAGAGTTGTGGTTACCTCGGATGGCTGCCTCCACGGTCTTATTTCACCGGAGTAGAGCTTTGCGTTGAGCGATGTTTGGGCTTGGCCGTTAGTCAGCAGATTTGCCGAAAGCCTTGGTACTATCCCGCTAAATGGCTGTATGCGGATTGTGGCCATTACGCTACAACGTGCTCGCTAGGGCGAAGAGGTCGTCCAGTTGCTGCTCTGTAAGCGGCAGTTGTGTTTTTATGGCTTGCACCAAGTGGTTGTTGCGGTCTACGTACTGCCGGAAGTTCCACTCGATCTGAGCTGCCTTTCCTGCGTCTCCGGTAAGCCCTGCAAGTATGGAATTCACTTGGTCCAGATACCCTTGCTGCAATAAAGCCAGGCGGGCTTGGGCCATTTGTACTCTTGTTGGTACTTGAGGAGGTTGCGGCACTGCTGCTGTTTTTACGACTGCGCCATTGCTCAACAGCCACACCCCATCAGTCTCATTTATGGTGCGTAGGAATAGATCGTCAGACAGCTCTACTGCGGTTGGAGGTATTTGCCCGGCAGTATGGATATCACTATCGTAGCGACCATTAATCTGCCCGTCCGCTCCAAAGGTTGCATATTTCATAGTTAATATCCGACGGCTAAATAGTTAATGTATCTGGTTCCAGCGACGGCGCCGCTAGTGCCCTCAGCACGTACTGTGATTTGGTTTGTGGTTATCGACAGCAATCGAGCAAAAACATCATCGTTCCCTGTGTCAGAATTCTGCAGGGTGCAAAACCCTTGTAGAACAGCTCCTGGAAAAGCTATAGGTAGTGTCACTGTAGTATTGGCATCTGGCGCTATGCTTGCGGATTGTCCCCACTGGATAATAAGCCCCGGTGTACCAGGAAGTTTCTGGTAGCCGCTAGAGCCGAAGGAGCGAGGCCAGGATAATCCACTCGGCATAACAGCTTTGTTGGTCACAGTCCCAGCTAGTGATTCAGCTGTTGTTGCCTGTGCCATAACACCATCAAGCGTCGTTGATGCAGCTCGTACTTTAGTAAGGTCGACATCTGCATCCGGTACAGTTATTGTCCTGTCTGCAGTAGGGTCAGTAATGGTAATGCTGGTCTCGAACGCATTCGCTGTAGCCCCCTCGAACACGATAGGATTTGCGCCTGAGAGAGTTGCACCGGTAATGTCGAAAGTTCCCGTAACCGTCGGGTTTGTAAGAGTTGGAGACGATGAAGGTGCTTTCGCGTCTAGCTGCGTCTGAATCGCGCTGGTCACACCTGCCACGTAGTTAAGCTCTGCACCAGTTGCCGTAAGTGCAGTGGTTCCTAGCGTTATTGCCGGGGTCGTGATCTTGGTTGTGAACGACGGGTTGTCTATGTCCGCCTTGTCGTTGAACAAAGCAGCGGTGGGGCGAAGTTCAAACCTATCCCCAACCGTGTAGGATTTGGCCGTAGTGCCGTCTTGGCCGCGAGTGACTGTCAGGGTGTCAGTTGACCTAGCCGTTACCTTGACAATCTCAATGTTGTTCGAGGCGTCAACAAGCGTCCCCCAAAACCAATCCGATCCGGACAGGGTGGGGAAAAGAGAGCCGGTACCCGCTGCCAGGATGATTGTGGTTACAGACGAGTTTATGCCTCCAGCCAAGGTTGACGTTGCATTATTGGTGACCTTAAGGGCCATGCTTACCGGCCCCCCCTACGGGTTTGCTTTTTTAGACGTGCCTCATTGCGGAGCTTAGCGGCAGCAAACTCTTCAGCGGCCTTATCTTTTTCAAGGGCATCTTCTACAGGCCCAGCAGCTTCCCATCCAGCTCTTTCCTCAATCTCCCTCGCATCAAGAATCTCAGCGCGGCGTCGGACACCTTCCGGAGACCATTCAAACGTGCCGTCGCTGTTGTAAACCCCCAGATCGATGTAATGTTGCCCTTCTCGTATTTTTGCATGGTTCCCGAGAATTTGTACTTGAGGAAAGTGATGTATCTCCACGCGAAATCTCCTGTAAATCCTTCTTGTATCACGCGAAGATACCACATTTTTATATCATGCGCAATTGTATTGTGCAATAAAAAAGCCGCCCTGGGGCGGCTTCATGTGAAGTTGGTTTTACTCACGCAACTGCCTGCCGATCAGTAGCTCTCCTGTTGTATTGAATAACCTCACTGGTGCGTGTAGACAGACCTGCGAACGACGTTCCTTCCGGAAACACAAACTGAATCTCGTTATTCCCCAAGTCTCCTTCAATAATCACCGCCTCTCGCAGCTTTGGCTCATAGATGGACGGATAGCCATACTCCCACGTAAAACGTAATTGGAGAGCTTCTAGCCCATTCGATTTCTTACCTTCTCCTTTCTCACGCTTGAGACCGGTCAGAGTCCATCCATCTTCAGACGGTGCAATAAACCCCAGGCGACGATCTTTGTCCCATTTAAGATCAACCTTGTCACCAGCTTTGAGCTCTGCTTTCTGCGCTGCGATGCTGCCGATACGAATCCTGACAAAATGTACTGGGTCTTTTGACGTAGTAGAAAGTCTTGTCGGGCGTTTTTTGCTTACATCTATTGCAAAGATTATACCTTCCTCTTTTGCATTTGGGCCTCTAGCCTGAGGAGCTGCTGCTCCCAATTTCCTCAACTCCGCCGCGGATTGTATCATGTGTTTTCTCCTTTATAGTAACTCGACACAACGTCGAGACTTGTAAAGAAGTTTACACTATCCTAGTTTATTGTCAATAGGTTTACATTTATTTCATGAAAACTTCATGTTGTTTCGTTACCCACTCTTGTAATCCTATTAGTTGCTTTGTGTTTGCTGTACAAATTTCAGACTCGATTTCTTTCTGCTCGCTAACATCTGAGAGTTTAATTCCACTGGGGGCTTCATCAGCTGGGCTGGCGGGATCGGGAAGCCTGGCTTGGTTTGCACTGTCCCACAGGCTGACAAAACGGTTAGGAATAACGCACTCAGAATCCATTTTAGATGTGACTTCAACGGGTACCTCCTTCGTGATGTAGTGCCACCGGTCTTTATACACAGTGACTATTTTTCCTTGCTCAGTAACTGCTTTTGTGTCAGACTCAGATGACACTTTATCTTGCGCAGCATCGATCCGTATTTCTTCTTTTTGTTCTTTGATTGTTTCCAGGCTGTGGCCGGCCTCGTTCCAGTGGCTGCCTATGTACATGCCTGAGCCCAGACCTATTAGAAGAGCCAGTACAACTACGCCTATGATTGCCTGCATTTTTACAAAACCTCCACAACAGCACCTTGTTTGGCTCTTACGTGCCTGCGTCTCTTTAAACCTAAACTATGCAGATAGCGGTAGAACTCCTTGAATTCTTCGTGGGTCCCGGCTTCTCGGTCTTTTGTAACGAACCCCATCACCTCGTACTTTCCCCATTTAACAATAATCGTTCCGGCACAGTGGTAGTCCCCCGGTATCTTGTTTGCGTCATTGTGCACTCGGATCACGCCTGTGGCTCTAATCCACCACCAAAACCGGATCGGCCATTGGACTGTAGTGCGCCCATGTCGCCAGTGATACCACTTGTTCACGCCATCCCCATGCATTCCAGGTACTGTTTTTCGCGGAGGTTGACCAACCCCTTGGAGACTTTCTTCTTTTTGGTCACAGGGTCGGTAACCTTATCGAACAGCTTGATGGCCTCACAGGCGCCGGCATAGTCCCCATCGTTGAGCCTCTTAACCATCGTGGAGTCACAAAAGGCTGCGGGGCCGATGTTCCATGTGACTCGCGTATAAACGTCATACTCGTGCTGGTACAGGTCGGATTTAACACAGCGATGTACTGCGGCTTCGTACTCGTTCTTCAGTTCTCTGGAGAGCCTATCCAGTCCTTGGCGGACAGTAATGGTGTCCCCCATCTTGACACCCTTCGTTAGCCCAGGACCTATCGTGGCCACCCCTACTTCATCCTTGTAGGCTTTGAGCTTGAAGTCTTCTTGATTGACTATTCCTATGAGGCCAACAGCACTCAGGCTAAGAGCTGCGACAAGCTGTCTGGATGGTTTAATCATTTCCGCAGCTCCTGTATTGCCTTGGCGGCGGCTTCTCCGTGCAGCTTGTAGACCAGCTCTGAGGCGTGCTGTAGCGCGGCGTTGTAATAAGCTTTCGGTCCTTCTGCAGATGCTTCCAGTTCAGATCGTTTATCCCACGCTGCCCTGACAGCGCGTGTGCTTGCATACTCGTATTCGATAAAACTAATATCTGGAACGCGCTTCAAATTCAGGTGTTGTTCATGTGCAAACCGTCGCCATTCAGGTTCGTGATACTGGGTCATATGGGTTTCAAACGGTAGGTTTGGCACGCATCTTTCGGTACCCGATCACCAGCTGCATGGCTGTGTAAATCAAGGTGCCCCACCCGATAAATGCTGGAAGGTTATCGTTGACAAAGTGAAATGCTGATACGCACCACAGTGCGGACATTTTCACCCAGGTGGGCATTTCTATATCCCGCAATATGTCGCGTATCAAATCGAACACGAAGCCCCCTACGCCAGCAACAACACTACCCCGAGGACAGCGACGCCCAGGAGAATCAGTGCTGTGTATTTACTTCCCCGCGCTTTATCTATTAATGAGTCTGCCTTGGCTTCCGCTTTATCGTACGCCTCCATCATCTGCTTCCTCCGGTAGAGTGTCATGGTTAGAACCTATTGTATTGTACTCTTGTTATCGCTCTTGTTTGTCCTGTATTTGCTCTTGCTCTAGCGTTGCCTATCGCCGTCATAAATCTTGACTTGCAATACTCGGCAATATTTGGATCGTAGTATGTTGCGCCGAAACTGTAGTGTAACCTACTTCTTGCCCCCATGGCAATGTCTTCGAGATATCTATTGTAAAGTTCATCGTAAACTGTAATTGCATCTGGTGTTGGCATCAACGCAATTCGTCCTGTAAGAGCGTCTGCTGCGTCTTCTGTTGGATACGGAACCAAGGTTACCGTGCCCGGAGTCAACTGCGTGTAGAACGCCGGTTGCCCCTCTACGTCGATCCAGTCCTGGTAGTGGAAGAATGCGTTCAGCTCCTCCAGGGATTTAGGCACCAACCTTACACCGCTGTAATACAGCTGAACTGGTGTTACCAGCTGGGTGCCGGCTGGTACTATGATTGTGTATTCCGCTTGGTCAGCCACTCCCGATATCGGAGTCATGTCAATCCTGTGAATGGTCGATACCCGGCAGAACTCTATGGCTGCATTGCGTATGGCATTTAATGCAACAAGCTCCATCACGTCCGGGCAGTACGGCACCACTTCCCTCAAGAACTGATCAGTACTTACGGTGGCCATCAAGCTACTCCAGGGGCTAGAGATTTGTTCGCGTCTGCTTTTGTCTGTCCTGCATCATCCGCTGCAAGAGCCATGGAGAACATCTGGAAGTGCAGCTGCGCGGATGCCGGGTTACCTGCTTCTGTGTCTTTGCTAAATGCCCTGCCTAGAATGTAGTCAAGCAAAGCATTTTCGTAGATATTCGGTACAGCTATCGCGTCGTCAATCGCAATATCTGTCGGAGTTTTGGCGTAGTTGATCTCCAGGTAGTTTGTTCCTGTGCTGGGCGGGTAGACGTAGAACGCCATGTTGTCTTGAGAGTTAAACAGGTACGCCTGGGTAACCGCGCTGGCTGTTGATGAGTGCCAATCCCGATCGTAACCATCCAGAATCTCGCGGGATGCAATCCGGACAGACCTGCCTGCGGTCAAGCCGTCTGTACCCATGTTTCGGTATGCTTCAAAAAAGAGGAACCCGTCTGCAGGTATGGTTTGCCGCGTGCCGGCGACTAGCTGCACCACAGCTACATGGTTTGCAATGGTTGGGTTAGCCTGGGCTATAAGCCGCTGCCCAGTATTCAGCCAGCCCAGAAGTTCGTCTTGGGTCCATCGTATGTTTGAAGTGTCTATAAGCTGTATCTCAGCTTTATCGACGATCGCGCTGGCTAGGATGGTTCCCATGAATCTTCAAGGGCCCCGAAGGGCCCCCCTATGAGGTTTAGCTTACGGTTGCGGAGAACGGAGTGGCTTCGGTGCCAGACGAGGTGGTCAGTCCGGTGACAGCCCAATACCCCGACTTGAGGTCATAAGCTTCTACCCAGTCACCAATCGAAACACCACCTTTGGTCGTGCCGTTCAAGGTAATGGTGTCATCCGTAGCACCCGCCGAATACCCGAGAACTGCAGCTGCACCATCCGACAAGGTGACAATCGTACCTTGCATGATGTCGGTCGCATTCGCGACCTTGACCAGATAGCCAGTCGTGCTAACCGTGCTCACCATGAAGCGAAATCTCGCACCAGAACCGGTAGCCGCCGGCAAGGTAGCAGTGAAGCCGCCGGATGCTGCCAGGGCGATCGTACGCCCATCATGCTCAGGTCCAACCGTGAGCGCCGCGGTAGCGGAGATCGGGCCTGGGTTTACATTCATACGAAGTCCTGCCATGTTTCTACTCCTTAAAAGTTGTAGGCCCCGCCAAAGCAGGGTTTCGTGTATTTAGACGACGACTGCAAGAACCAGGGCTTCGGGCTTCGTGACCTTGCGTCCGTATACGTTCAACCCGCGGACCAGCTGGCCGAAATCCGTCGGATTTTGCAGGGTCTCAACCTTAGTAATCTGGCTGGCGAAAGACATGGCTGATTTGTGGCAGGCCACGATCGCATGCCGTTTGGCCTTGCTGGTTCCCACGCCTACCTGTACACCCGTACCACTCGTCCATGCGCCGCTCGCTGCGCCGTAAGGAAGCAGGTTGGTTACATACACGGTGAACCGGTCGATCGTGCCGATTTTGCCGTTACGGATCATGGAAGTTGCATCCCCCATGAACTGCGCTTGCGCCAGGTTGGATTGCATGAGCAACTGACGCTCGTACGGGGTGATAATCAGCGCACGCTCGGATTCGGGAACATTCTGCTCATCCAGTACGCCGGCCATTGCGGTGAGCGTGGAGAGGATGTTGGCTGCCGTCAGGGTAACCGGAGTGGTGTCTGTGCCGAGGTTGTATGCACCGCTATTGACGCCTGCGGTGGCACCGTAGTTGCCGGTGGCAGCGTTTACCGTCGCACCAACACCTAGGGCAGTGATCCAGTTGTCCGCATCGATGTTAATCTTGAGCTGGTTGGAAGCGTCATCGGTGAACATGCCCATGAGCTTGGGCTTCGCTTGGTACTCCAGAACGTCAGATACGTTGACGCCGAAATACTTGGCCTTGTCAATCTGCAGCTCTATCGTGCTGGGGGTGGGAACTTCGTAGTTCAGGGACATCCCGATCGTGTAATCGCTGATCGTGATGCTGGGGATGCTGTTGATGATGACCTTGTCACCCATCCCGCTGATTTCACCTTGCCAATCGGTATTGCACACATCACCGAAAGTCGTGCTGGCGTAGAACTTTACGTTCAGCTTGGCTGACCAAAGGGTGGGAATGAAAGAACCCGAGTAGGCGGTGCTGGTGTTAAACGGGGCAGTTACGGGAGTAACTACACCGGCTGTTACTGTTGCCATAGTTCAAATCTCCAAGAGTTGTAGCGGGGTTGGGATACTTTCCAGCCGCTACACCCGGGTCATCGAACTCGGCCTTCGGCCATAGCGGCTTCTAATTCGTCATGTAACTTCCGAGCCTCTTCGCCTTTCACCGCCCGTTTGTTTATGGAATCCCAGCTGTCGGTGTATTCCTTTAAAGTCCAAACTTTCTTGGTGTCAGGCACTGCTGCTGATTTCTTCTTGCTTGGTGTCACCTGCTTTTCCAGGGCTTCCCGGGTCGGCTGCGGCTTGGTCTCACGCAGCTCCGGATGGCGCCGTACGAGCTCGTTGTAAATCTCTGCCGTTTCAGCTACATCAAAGCTATGTGCTGCTGTGAGCAATGCGTCGTTCCAGGTCTTTCCAGTTCCAGGGATGCGAGAATGCAGAAATGATTGCCCCTTCTCTGTCGTTTCCAAAGTGCGCCAATCCGATACTTCTGCAGTCAACTTCTCGTAGAATGTATCCGCCGAAAGTGAAGATTGATTCTCAGAAACTTGTCCAAGTGCTTGTTTCAGCTTGGCATTTTCATCTTCCAGCACATCCAGTTTGGCTTGTACCGTGGCTATCGCTCTCGCAGCCGCCCGTTCTGCGGCCTTCACGATGTCCGAACCGACCAGCTCTTCGTCCTCTTCAACCTCACGCGACTTCGTCTGCTCCGCAGGTTTCTGCTTGAGTTTCGCAAGCTCGTCCGTTAGTGCCTGGATTTGCGCCTGCGTATTGCTTGCCTCTTGCTGAAACTTGGATGCTTGGGAGTTGAACTTGCCCTCAAGGGACTTGTACTTGTGCTCCCAATCAACTGCCGGTGGGGCTGGTGGTTCTGGAGCTACCTCGACGACTTGGGCCTCGGGTTCCTCGGGTTCCTCGGGTTCCTGAGTATCAGGAGTGTCCGTGTCCGGAGCCATCAGTGCTTCGAGTGCTTCTGCTTCATCCAGCTGTTTCTGAATCGAGTCCGGCAAAACCATCTACTTCTCCTTTTGCGTCGGCATTACCCGGTGTGCAATGTTTGTGAATTTGTACTGAACGTCGTCTTTACGGTGTGTTCAGATTTGTAGTGTATTATGTATTGTAAACTGCTAAAAAGTCAAGTATTTTCTTCTATTTACCATGTCTTTTTAATGTGTTTTGCGATCTCTGTATCTCACCTAACAGTTCTTTAAGCTCCACGGCGCGGCCTTGTGCTCTCAGGAGCGCCTCCCCTGACAAATACATGAGGTCACCTTTCGTGTCTTCCAGGCGTCCTGACAGCCAGGTCATTACGTATTCCATGTTCTTTATCTGCAGAAGCTGCCCTGCCACTCTCTCATCTACTTTCATACCGCTACTCCTCTTCTACTAGACCGGGTTCTTGCAGTGACCGATCTAGATGTGACGCTCCTGGCGGTCACTGACTTAGAGACGACCGAGTCTGCGGCTCCGATATTTGGTGATGCTCTAAACTCTTTCCCATAAAAGTCGAAGCCTCCCAGATTGGCGCCGACGCTTTTTACAGCTGCCTCTTGAGGTCTGTACGCGATATCCAGATTTGGATTTACCGACAGATCATTGCCACCAGCCGATATGCCTGAGTAAGCCGTTGTCGCCCCGTGAACGCAGTTATAGTCCGCAGTGATGGACGGGTTAGCACCTATCGAGAAGCCGGTAGTGCAGTTGTGCAAGATGTTATTGTTAACCGTTATGTTTCCGGTTAGCGCGCTGGTCCCGACCTTCCATATTCCAACGTCGCAATTGATGAATGTGTTGTTCTGGACTACGTTTCCAGTTTCTTCCGCTCTGCCGTAAAACACGCCACGATTGCAATTCTCGACCACGTTGCCGATATAGCTGGCCCCGGTCGCCGTCCAGATAGCGAGGCCGCATCCGCTGTTCGGATCGCCGGTACTGATCAAATCGGAAATATAGTTACCTGTCGCAAGCCCGCCGATGGTCAGGTTGTCAAAAAAGATTCCGTTTCCGTCGATCGGATAACCGCCTTGGTAACTAGCTGAGTCAGTCCCCGACCTGATGCCGGATATCGTGTTGAATGTAATCAAGGGAGACAGGTTCTTTGCTGTCTGAATACCTGCCCCTGTTACATAAGTGCCTCTTACCGTGTTTCCGGTTATGTTGGGAGCATTGAAGCCCATTACTAGCAGACCGCCGTGCTTGCCGTTATCGCCCGCCACTGTCCCGCAGCTGTGAACTGTGTTACCCGAGATAACCAGCCCTGACGAGTAAAGGTTAACGACAGTCGTTGTGTCGTTCTTGCACGACCTTAGATAGATCGACGCCCCCGGCGTGCCGTAGACCGTATTGTTCAATATCGTGTAATTCGTAAGCTGCGAGCTGTCCCAGCCTGCAGACGCAATAGCAAGGTATATGCCGTACAGGCTCGTGTCGCGTACCGTGTTGCCCGATACGATGATGCCGGACGAGTTGACTGAGGCGACTGAAATGTTCTGATTGATGCCGGCGATTGACTGCCCGTAAATCGTGTTGTTGATTATGGAGCAGCTCGTGAATGCCGTGCCGCTCCCAAGTGTTATGCCGGTATCGCCGCCAATGAGCGTACAGCCATCCAGGATGAAGCCAGCAGACGCGGATTGGTAAATGCAGTTATAGCCCGCAGCCGTGCTGGTAATACGGAGATTGACTATGGACGTGTAAGACCTGAAAGCGTCCATCCAGCTCGCGCCGGAATACTCAATTGAACCGGGATCGGCGGCGTAATCCCCGCGTATCGTTACCCGATTGGCGTTAGAAGTCGCTCCATGCGCTCCAATCGTGGTTTGCGAGGTGTAGGCATGAGCACCGCAAAGGTAGAGCGTGTCTCCCGCATTAACGCCGGACGCGCCCCAGACGACTTCCGGCCATCCGCCCCAGGCTGTAGCGTAGGATGTGCCATTACGGGTTGAGTTGTGACTTGTATTTGGCCTGACGTACCAGGTGGTCATTACAAGTAGCTAACAGTGATTTTGCTGGCGCCTGCGGTGACGATGGTCAGGCCCGTTGCGAAAGTTATGTCGAATGTGTATGTGCCTTCGGCTACGCTGGCTTTAAGAACGGCTTTGATAGTGCCACTAGCTGCTGTGTTGTCGTAGACAGTGATGGCTCCAGCTGCTGTTTCTGTTACCACTATACTGTGCAGCATACCAGCGCCAGACTTGACGACGGTTGTAGTCGCACTGGATATGTAAGTTCCGCTGCATTTTGCCCCACCCCATGTGCGGTCTAGCGTGGAATCCTGCCCAGGCTCTACTGCAACATTACATACGTTTATTGCACCTGATGTTCCTTGTGACTCTTCAAGTGCTGACGTGCTGGAATTCTTGTATGCTAGTGCGGCCATGTTGGGTTTTTCTCCTTATTAGTTTCCCTTTAATGTAGCTGGGCCTCTTGTCTTTGTCAAATACTTCTTGTTTTTTGTTATTGGAAAATCAGACAGTTTTATTGTTTTTTGTGGTTTACCAGCTCTTGCCATCAAGGCTCTGTAGTCCCTTCCACTTGGAGCGGGGGGCGACACCTTTGGTCGCATGGCTGCCCGTGGCAGGCGCACGCCTGACAAACCCACCTTGGGTCCCAGCTGTATCGGTTTTACATCCTCAATTGGGTGATGCTCGTACGTCGACTCCTCTTCCGGTATGTCGACAACAACCACTTCTGGCTCGTAGTGCTTCTCCAAGGGTCTGAACGTCCCTCTACTGCGCCCTGCCCTGCCTGCGTCCGTATCCCATATGTATTCTTCCAGGGAGAACGATCCTTGATACGCGGTGAGAGATTGGCCGGTCAGCTGTATTGTGATGCTCTGACCTGTGGACGACGGTGCCAAGTTTCCTTGAGAACCTGTTAGAGACTGTCCGGAGAGAGACACCGATGTGGCTGGGGATACTGAGCCTTGTGCTGAGGTCAGGGATTGACCCGATATAGCAACTGTGGTTGCCGGCGCCAGGGTGCCTTGAGAGCTTGTGAGAGTTTGTCCGGAGAGAGCTAGGGTTACATCACCATTGGTTGACAGGGTCCCCTGAGAGCTTGTAAGGGCTTGGCCGGTTAGGCGCACTGAAGTGCTAGGCACTAGAGTGCCTTGGGAGCTGGTTAGGGATTGCCCAGATAGGGCCTTGGCCGTTCCAGGGGACAGAGTGCCTTGGGAGCTGGTCAGAGACTGTCCGGATAGAGCCACCGATGTAGATGGCGACAGTGTTCCTTGGCTGCTTGTGAGAGATTGCCCTGTTATCGACGCTGTTTTATCGGCGGAAGCTGATACTGGGAATATGTGCCTTGCTGGGGCTTTGAATATCTGCCATGGATTGGCTGTGAGAGCTGATATTTCGGCAGTAGATAATTTGCCCGCGAAAGCTTGCGCAGTAATCATCTTGTGGGGGCTAGTAGCATCCCCCTTCATTGCGAAGAAAGCCGTGCTTCCCGCAGCTCCGCCATCTTTCGTGAAGCCTGAAGACCCTACTGATACGTCATCCCAGAAGAATTCGACTGTGGCAGCCGCATCGTCGTAGACTAACGCAACAGAATGAATACTGCCGTCAACTACGCCTATCGGCCCTGTGGCTGGCCCTGCCCCATTAAATATTCTATCCAGTCGTAAGCGAATCTGCCCCGGAGCCCATCCATCTGTCTTGAACTCCCAGCCTACACTAGTGCTGCCGTAGGATAGGAGTGTTTGCAGCGTGTCATAGCGTATTACACCACGCCAGAAGACAGAGAATGACCCTGAGACATACGGATCGAGTTGCGCTGCTACTTTAGTCCAAGTTGTATTCGCGCTCGGTAGAACATACGCCAACCCACCTGAAGTTGGTGTGAGCGTGCCAATAGTGCCGGCACGTGCAACGCCACTTACAAGCTCGAAAGTCTGACTCCCGAGTAGCGCGAAACGAGCCTTTGCTCCGATACCGGACTGACTGACAGTCGCAGCATATTGGGGCTGGCTCGTGAACCTGCCTGGCAGGATTATCGAGCTCATTAGGTCACATCATATTTGATGCCGTTGAAGCTGAACGAGTTCGTGTTACCGGCGTCGGTTTTGAAAGCAACGGTTGTGCTCTGCGATGCGTACAGGCCCCAGAACTTCGGCATGATCCCACCGAACAGCTGAGCAACGCTGAACGGTGGTATGGGGTAGGTTGTGTTGCTAGTTGCAGCTAAGACAGGCACAAAAGCTCCCAGCTTCAAACCGCCAAGAACGGTTGAATTGGTAAGAGTTTCCGCGCTATCAGTTCCGTCCAGAACGTCGATCGGTGTGGTTGCTAAAGACGTGTCAGACCCCCACACATAAACTGCCAATCCACCTGTTGTAGCCGGTGTGGTGCCCACTATGAAACTGCCGCGTACAATCGCGTCCACATACTTATTGGCTGTATTGTCAATTTCACTTGACTCACGCCCTGAAATATATGTTGTGGACGACGCTAACGCGGACAAATCCATCGCTATGGCTGTGTTGGAGCTATATGTCTGGGTTACTGTTGACATTATGAGGCTCTCACCACATCAATCTGTTGGTAGCTTACAGTTCCCTCGAACACCGCCGTGGAGGGAGTTGCATTTGTTCCGTTGCCTCCAGTGGCCAGAAGCTTTTCCAATCTGGTGGCCTTACGTTGCATGGCCAGTCTTACATTCAACCAGCCTGCCGAGCGAGCAACGCCACCTTGCCCCGAAGGGTAGTTAAGCAGACAGTCTTGCAGCCCTGCTTGTATGTTGGCCTTCGCGGCGTTGATACGGTCCCTGCCCTGCAGGAGTATCTGCACGTTGAACTGCTTTCCTTGGCATGCCAATGCTCGGTTAAGCCACAGCTGCGTCCCATCTGCAGCGTCTGCGGGAGTCATGTTTGCCCAGTTAATCGCGTCATAAATATCGTTTGCAGGGGTTGAGCTGTTCCACACGAAAAAATCCGGAGACGCAAGCAAGTTGTACAGACGAGCTATTTCGAACGAACCGTCGGAATTCTGGGGTTGCGCAGACATAGTCGGGTCTGCCAGGATGTCATCTTTGATTGTTGCGATTTGTGCGGGTGTGAGTTCCATAAATTTTACCTGTTAGGATAGACGCAGTAATCCGGTAGTTTGGTCGTTGGTGGGCATGGTTAAGGTGAAATTGCCTGCCGTCACCGTCTGGGAGCTGAATGTCTGCACGAGACAGGCTTTGTTACTTTGCGTGCTGTTGTAGATCAGGCAGCAATCGAAAGCCGTGCTGAGCGTAACCGTGGTCCAGGAAAAGCTTGCCGAAGGGGTCCAATAGCTTGTGTTAGACGCGTTAGCCGGTGCGTTTGCGTTGGTTACGGTTACACCACCAGCTGTATAGTTCGTTCCAGATACCTCACCTGTAGCCGAATACGCGGTCGTGGACGCATTAACGGTTGCAGACGCCAAATACAGTGCTGCTTTGAACGTATCCGCCGCGGTGCTGCCGCGGGTCACCGAGGTCCCAAAGGCGTGATGCCCATTGAGCAATTCGGTCTTGAAACTGTTTGGTATAGCTTGTGTGTTTGCCACTTATGCCTCCCTATGCGAATTCTGCTTGCTTGGCGCCTATGCAAAGCCCCTTTTTGTCGTAAACGTGAACGCTCCTGCGAACTATTTCACCGTTGTACCTGTACACCTCAGCCATGGTGATGTTGTT